GCCCAGGAGTTTGTTCTCATCGATTCGGATAAGCCGAGCTACAAGGACCCTCCTCGGGAGGTCAGTTACTACGCCTACAAGCGTATTAACCATTTCAATGAGTGGCTGGCCCAGTTCCAGGCCAAGGAGAGCACGGAGATTCCTCCCGAAGTCTATGAGTGTATTTTGGCGGAGCTCAAGAAAGAGCGGATCATGGACTTCCGGACTCTGAAGCAGTCCAAGGTGCGCGAGATCCTCAAGAAGCTAAAATACAATAAGTATTATGAGCACGTGCCCCATATTATGAATCGGCTGAACGGCTGCTCGGCGCCGGTCATGAGCCGGGAGATAGAGGAAAAGCTGCGCTACATGTTCAAGGAGATTCAGCCGGCGTTCCAGAAACATTGCCCAAAAGAGCGGAGCAACTTTCTTTCGTATTCCTATGTTCTGTACAAGTTCTGCGAGCTGCTGGAGCTCGACGAGTATCTGGCCTCCTTTCCTTTGCTAAAGAATCGTGATAAGCTCTATGTGCAGGATAAGATCTGGGAGCTTATTTGCAAAGAGCTGCGGTGGCAGTTCGTCCGGTCTGTGTGAGGCCGGGACTGATATCATTCCTGGAAAACTCCCCGGCGCGGCCAAAAACTTGACGGTTAAAAAAAGCACATTCTATGTTATATATGGAATCACCTGTCGCCAAGAAGTTTCCCAAAGCCGTCGTTTATGTCTTACAGTGTATCGACAACTACTATTATATCGGCTCGACGATCAACGACCCTCGCTACAGATTAAATAATCATAAGAAAGATTCAGTATTATTTCCTGATCGATGGGTTTATGAGCATATTAATGAGGTAGGGTGGCATAATGTTAAGCTTGATATAGTTGAGAAGTATCCATGTGATGATAGAAAGGAACTATACACGAAAGAGGATGAATATATAAAGGATTCATTATACGACCCTTATTGTTTGAATAATAAGCGCGCATATATGTCAAAAGAAGATATTATAGAAAATAGGGCGAACTATTACTTGGCAAATAGAGAGCAAATACGAGAGAGAACCAAGGCTTACGTCGAAGCCAACAAAGACAAGGTAGACGAATATCAGGCAGAATACCGTATAAAAAATGCCGAGGCACGCCGCGAGTATAGTGCGCAGTATGTAATAGATCATCCAGAAGAAGTCGCTGCGGCGAGAAAGAACTACTATGAAATAAACAAGGCAGAAATCCTTGAAAAACAAAAGACCTATATCCAGGCAAACAAGGAGGAAATCTGTAAGAAAAGGAAGGAATGGAGAGATAATAATAAGGAGAAGATTGCAGCTGAAATGAAGGCTTGGGCCGAAAAGAATAAGGAGGCGATTCAGGAGAAAGGGAAAAAGTATTACGAAGAGAACAAGGCGATTATTCGAGAGAAGAATAGGGCGTATGTTGAGGAAAATAAGGCGGCGCTCCTTGCACAACAAAAGGTCTATCGTGCGGCTAACAAGGCGAAACTGTCACAATCACATACCTGTGATTGTGGCGGTAAATACACGATGAATCATGAGAAGATTCACCGAGATAGCAAGCGGCATAAGAAGTATTTAGAGATGGATCTCAATAAAATCACTCAGAGCATTCTTGGCGGCCTTTAGAGTCCGAGCCTGTCTTGCCCGATTCTCTGGAGAGTATCTTGTACCGTACTCATTCTTTTTGGCAGCGTTGACTGCATTATGCGCGCGCTTCACATTGGCTTCTAGAGTTTTTCGCGTGGTCCCTGGTCTACGCGTACCTCTCGGAGTTCCAGGATCTGAGACAGATTCTGTATTCGAAATGGGGGCCACAATATGTGCAGGCCTTGGATCTTCAGGCTCATCCGGTTTATCACAGTGCTTCTCTATCCATGCATTCGTTGGCGTGTTAGTCTTAGCATAGTAGCCATTATTCGATGGAACCTTCGAGCCGGCATTCTTGCTCTTACAGTAAAAGTTGCGCGCAGTCTGATTGGAACGCTCTTTTAATAGGTTATTCTGGGCCGCTAGGGCGGAGCCTTTTCTGGGGGTTTTATTCTTTGTCCACCACATCCTGTTAAGAGCCTCGTTAATGCCGACGGGTTCCAGCCTTGCGGGATCTCCGTGCCTTACGGGATCTGCGGCCTCCCTTATGCATTACCTTATCCATTTCTCTGTAATGCGCCTTAATCTCCTCCTTATGTCTTCTAGCCTCCTCGGCGCGTGCAGCAGCCGCATTGGCGATCACCTGTTCGGCGCGAGTGCGGCCCTCAGAGTGCTTAGACCCGTGAGCCTCATGTGCGGAAGCAGCCGCTACACGGTTACGAACATGATTAGAAACACCCGGCATTTATCCTAATATCCCCTGCCATTTTTAAAGAAATCATATAATACGGTATATAATACCATATTATATGATTTTGTATCAATCTGAAGTTGATTAAACGCGGCCGCCCGGGAATCCAACAAGGTTGGCACCGATACCGAAGCCCGCGCCCTGGCGCGCCGTAGCGCCGATCGAGGGCGAGACGACGTCGAGGATGGCGAAAACGGCCGCCGCGACAACGCCGAGCGTGACGATCTCGTCCCAGGGAAGCGTGCGGCGGGGCACGAAGATGGCCGCAACGGCGACGAAGAGACCCTCAACGAGATACTTAACAACGCGATTCACGATCTCTGCCGTGGCGGTCATATTATCTATATTCAGTCCCCAGGTTTTTTTTGTAGCTGCGTATTTCTATCTAAAGCGGGACTCTTATGGGAGGTTAGAACATGGCCACCCGCGAAGATTTCCTAGAGGAGGACGTTGAGATTGCCGGGCAGAAGGTTTGTCTCCTGAGTTTCCTTAGTCCGGAGAAGGTCCTGGCCAAAAAGGATCTTTTCATGTTCGAGGCCTTCCTCTCGACCTACGAGTATTCGAGCCGGGTGGTTGCCATGGAGGAGTTTCTCATAAAGTCCGTAAGTGCTATCAACTCGAAGCTGGACGCGGAGTCGGATCGTCTTCTGGCCCAGGATCTCAGCGGCGCGGCCGAGATCTGCCGGGAGGCCCGCTTCCGGCTGGATACGGTCTCGGACGATATCAAGGAGTTTATTAAGAAGAACGATGCGGCCATGCGTGGCTCGAAGCTAAAGGAGGCCTACGACACGTTCATGCACACGAACCGGACGAAGCTCGAGGACGAGTTTCACGCAAAGAACGATTTTCAGACAACGGTGCGCGGCCTCAAGATTCGGGGTGTCTATCCGAGCCAGGCGGAGGCGGTGGCCCGCTCGAAGAAGCTGCAGCGCCAGGATACGCTTCACAACATCTTCCTGGCCGAGGTCGGGAAGTGGCTGCCGTGGGATCCGGAGCCCAATGATGTGGCCGATCAGGAGTATGCCGAGGACGAGCTGAACACGCTGATGAAGAAGTACAAGGAGAACGAGGAGGCCCGGGAGGTTTTCCAGCGGGAGAACCGGGGGCGTCTTAAGAAGGATCTCTCGGGTGCGGCGCCGGGTGTCCAGATTAGCCGGGCTGAGGAGGCATCTGTGGGCGCGCCTGGAGCGCTGGGCGCCGATATCACGGGGATGTTCTCTACAGATGGCCACCCCGATCTTGCGATTGCCCGGAAGGCTGGGGGTGGGGGTGGGGGGACGCAAGCCTCCCCCCCGCCCCCTGCCCCTAGCCCTTCTATGGATTAGCTAGGGGGTAAAAGCCTCCCCCTGACCCCCTGTCATTAAAGTCTGCTACACTCCTATAGGAGTTTACTATCGTTAAAAAGACACTCGCAGTCTCCTTTTAATGATATTACTGAGGCACACTAGGTTCTAAAAGCTTTAAAGACAGGGGGCGAGGGGGAGGCTTGCGTCCCCCTAGGCTGTCCCCCTCGGGAAATAGTTATTCGTATACGGCGGAGAAATCGCGCGGCAGACATTCTCCTGGCAGAACTCTCCCTCCTGGCACGTTACGCCCTTGCAGTCCAGGTCCCGGAAAGACTCCGGAAACGAACGCGCATACATCTTGCGAAGGTAGGGAAGGACTGAAACGGCTAGGAGGAGGACGGCGAAAAGGGCAACGAGGCCATATGCGTTCTTCGGGCTCTTCATTCTAGTAGTTATCAAGGATAAACCGGAAGCTGGTTGCTCGGAGGTGCGAAGATATCCGTAGACAGGCAGAATCCATTCATGCACTTGAGCTCCTCAGAGCAGTCAGCCATGTCGACACCGCAGCGCTGCATCATGGCCATCTTATTCTGGAAACCCTCGTTTCTCATAAAGGTGTTGATGCGGTAAAAGCGGTCCGCGACTAGGAGGGCAATGCCTATGGCAGCAAACATTAGCAGGGCCTTGGTGACCATCTATATCTGGACCCTATAAAATGGTGCCTTAACAACCGTGCGGCTCTATTAATCCCCTTCTTAAAACTTCTTCTGCACATTGATTTCCGGCCCCTTGAGCCGCCGCCCCTGGCTCGGATCATACTGGTTCATATCCTCTTCCTCCTTGTCCCTGTAGAAGTTCGCCGAGTGCTGCCAGAATTCCGGAGCACCAATCTTGAAATCCGGATGAATCTCGGCCTTGTACCAAAAGACGCAGTCCTCCAGCTTCGCCGACTGACTCGTATTATCCACCACCAGGCACTCATAGTTTTGCGTGCACTGATCCATAATCTGACAGAAAAACTCGAAGCTCGGAAAGGCCGAGGCGTAGTTGTCAAAGATGCGCTTGCGATTCGTCATGTAGGGCTCGCGCAAGATAAAGACAAAATCCACGTTCGTGCGTAGCGCCGGCTGGATACCCAGAGGATACTGCATCGTAATGATAAAGAAGACCTTCAGCCAACGACCGTTCATGAAAAGATAGCGAATATTCTTGTCGTGCGTCCACGAATCGTCATACATGCAGTCATCCAGAATCATGAATGACCGGGGATCTAGGCGCGACTTGCCGCCGGCATTCTGTTCCTTCTGGATCCGACCCATAATCATCTTTTGCCGCTTCACGTAGTTAGCCAGAATCATGGGATTGTATTCGCCGTGAATGAAGATGGGCGGGATCATTTTGCCGTAGAAGGAGTTCGACTCCTCCGTGCCGCTAATAACCGTTCCGAGAGGCATGTCCTTGTGATTGTAAAGAAGGTCGCGCACCAGGGTAGACTTACCTGTGCGGCGGCGTCCAATGAAGATGCATACGGCGTCCTGGGGGATTTTGCGCATCTCGAACTTGCGGAGTGATATATTTACGGCGCCTGCCATATTCCTGTAGTGATAGGGGAGCTATAAAAATATTGTCTAAGGCCGCGCGTCTTTAACAGTCTTTAGTTTTATCTATTGCGGTAAGAATGGATCTCCGGGGGCGGCTGCTACCAGCAGCCACGGCCAAGCCTGGATCTATGCCTGATGCCCTAAATAATGTTACTGGCTATTACGGCTTAGCGACATACTTCCCGGGACTCAAGGACCTTTTGCGCCTCGATGGGCCGCCGCCAACAGATATCTGGCTCGATTCCCGCCTGAAGGTCGCGGCCATCGATTGCTCCGGGGCGCCCGGACCCTGCCGTATAGATGTCGGGGGCACTTCTATTCGAGCCTACATGAAGGTAACCCACTGCCTCGATCCTATCCGGTGGATCCAGGGAGACTACTATCTTGCTGGACACCCCGTGCTGCCAACAACTCGCCGGCTTCGTAGAACTTCCAAGAAGCTAGCCGATCCCTGGAATCAGGCCTACATTGACGCCGTGGGCTGCTATATCCTGGGGCGTCTCAAGGAGGGTGGAGCCTCGCCGCACTTTAACTCCTTCTACGGCGCCTTCAAGGCCACGGCGGCCACCTACTCCTACAACCTCACCGACGACTTCGACAGCTATCGGCACCACCGATGGTTTTGGCAGAGCAAGCAAAAGGGCTACTATGAGCTCGGCGTAGTGAATGAGGACGATCCTTCAGAGCCGGTGCCCGCCAAGGTGCTCAATGACATTATGATGCAGCGGGGATCCGGCTCAGATTCCGAGTCGGATGATTCCAGCTTCGGGAGTTCGGGGTCCGAGGCTTCAGAGTCAGGCTCAGACTCGGAATCCGATGCATCCGAGGAATCCGAGTCGGATACATCCTCGGAACCGGAAACAATCAATGTCCAGCTCGAGGCCATTCCGGACACAAACTCCGTTCACACGGATAATATGTCCAACCTCTCCTTCGCCTCCTCCGACCTGGATGATTCCGAATACAAGATTCTCTGCAACATCAAGGATTTTCCGGTAATGATGATTATTACTGAGGAGAGCCAGGGCACTATGGACGCCCTTCTGGAGGACTACGATGCCGTGGGCTCCAGCCCCGGATCGCCGGAGTGGGAGGAGTGCTGGTCGGCCTGGATTTTCCAGATAATCGCCGGACTCTCCGTGGCCCAGGACCTCATCGGCTTCACACACAATGATCTTCACACGAACAACATTGTATGGACGGCCACGGAGGAGGACTTCCTCTACTATACGAAGCGCGACGGCACGCATTTTAAGGTTCCGACCTTCGGCAAGGTATTCCGGATTATCGATTTCGGCCGCTCCATCTTCAGATTCAACGGGCGCCTCTTTGTCAGCGACGACTTCCGGACTGAAAATGATGCCGGGGGCCAGTACCGCTTCGCACCGCTTAATAAGAGTACGCGCAATCCCGTCATGCCGAATCCCTCCTTTGATCTGTGTCGCCTCTCGGTAAGTCTCTTCAACAGCCTATTTCCGGATGCGATCGAGGATCTGGATGGCGGGGCCGTCCTCAGCTCGGAAGAGGGGCTCGTGGTCAAGGAGAAGATATCGCCGCTCTACAATATCCTTTGGACCTGGATGATCGACGACGCTGGAGAGAATGTCTTCATTAATCCGGATGGGTCGGAGCGGTTTCCGGACTTTTATCTGTATAAGCACATTGCGGCAAAGATCCATAAGGCCGTGCCCGCGCTCCAGTTTTCCAAGCCTGCCTTTGATCGATTCCAGGTGAATCCTTCAAGTGTAGGGGATGTGAAAAAGTGGTCATTGTATTGCTGAGGATAGGGCAGTAGGAGTTTTTACCCATTCGACTGGCTTTTCAGGAATATTATAGATTGGGGTTTCAAGCCTGCAACATCTTCTGTAGTTCAATACAACTATAGCAAATGTTGATGCTGCCACTAGAACGGATGACATTGTCAGAAGGGCGATGGACGATGGATCCATCTGTAGACTGTATTATGGGTGGCTATTTAACCCTTTAAAACTTGGGCACTCCCACCTGGACCTCCATTTCATCCGAGCCCGGAAGCTTTATGGAGGAGAGATTCGGAACCATGGCCATCACGCCTCCCAAAAGACTGCCGGAGGATTCCGGAAGAAGCTGCATGATGAAGGCCACGAGGACGGCACCGATAAGGAAATCCCGGAAGATCCCTTTCGCCGTCGGCGCCTTCTTTTCAAGAAGGAAGGCGCTGCCGCCCCCGATGATCGATAAGACGATGCCCCCGAGAAACATTCCGGTGTAGAGCATTGACATATTCTGGCGCCATCTAAGGAAAAATAACGCGCCGGAAGGCGCGTTTAACCTGTGCGGACGACCGTTACGCCTAAAAAGGATGTGCCAGGGCCTGCGTTGAACGTATTAACGTAAAAAGTATCTGTAGTAGGGTATGCTGGCGGAACACCCTCGCTCGTTAGACCACTCACACGCTGAACAAGTCTCATCTTTTGAATAATAGTTCCATTGCCAAAGCTAAAGATTAGTTCCGATCCAAGATCTTTTAGGAGTGTACCAGAAGGAACAGCTGATGCTACAGAATCTAGGTCTTGCGAAACAATAAACATATCTGAATATGTAGGAGTAGATATAACATTTCCTACCCGAGAGACTACAGCCCCGAGTAAAATAGAATTATTAATAGCACCATCAACAGCCGCCACCGTAAATGTTTGTGTTGTATTAGCCCCAATCGCAATAAAAAACTTAGTTCTCGGGGAAACCTGGGAATAGCTTGATTGGGTGGAGCTCATATCTATTATAGTTCCTCAAACCCGTCCATGGGGAGGACCTCGTCGCCGAGAGTCTCGAACCCATCCAGCGGCTCCGGAGGGAAGTCGAGGATCTCGAGGCCCTCGTCGGACTCCTCAGTGGTCTTTTTGAAACCGGACTCCTCCGGATTATCCGAGTTGAATACTGTGTCGAGGCCAGTGAACTGAACGTGCGAATCGTTCTCCGCGCCAATAATGATTGTTGGTGTCTTCGGCTCGACTTTCGGAGAGGGCTTCTCTACAGGCTTCTCTACGGGCTTCTCTACGGGCTTCTCTTCGAGTTTCTCTAGTGGCTTCTCTTCTGGCTTCTCTACGGGCTTCTCTTCAATCTTTACAAGCTCCTCAACTTTTACAAGCTCCTCAACTTTTACA